ATATGATTCTTATATTTGTTGACGTGTTTTTGTATTTGACTAAAGAATAATCAAATAGGTCGCCATGTTTGGCTTTAGAGCGCTTTAAGAACTCTGTCTCTGTTATCTTTGTTTCCGTATTATATAAATATTAGTTAGTGGTACAAATATACGGAATACTTTTGACAAAAGCAAGCTTTTTCTTATTTTTCTTCTGGAACCTCTCCAATATTGGTTGTGACAGGCTCTATAATAATGAAGATTTTGGTACCATACCACTTAGATTCGTAGATTACGTTGACAACCATTTTGTACTGACCATCTATATGAATCAGTTCATCTCTATGAGGTACAGATGCTATCCTCATGGAATCGATATATTTCCATTCCTTATTGATGATGTGTATTTTCTTTCCAAACATAGTACTAATTTAAGTCATTTTTATTGATAATTCAAGACTTTTTTCGTACTCACATATATTTATAGATATGGAAACACAATTAAACTCATATGATATGAAAGGATGCGGATGTTCAAAACCAAAGCCTAGACCAAGGACTTAATTAGTACATGTCTGCTTCAGTTTCATTATTACCACTTAGGCGCTCTTCCTGAGCAGTCTTATACCCTTCTTGGTACCCTCTATCGTACCCTCCGTTGTTGTTCTGATAATTACCTCCTCCACCATGATTAGTGTCTTTAGGTGACTTACCAGAGAATAACCATTCTGATGCAGTGAATCCTAGTCCAGCAATAGTAATATATGACATTGAGTTATATACGTGTTCTGCCACCGTCAAATCCCACCCTAAGTCACCAATGAACGCTGCCGACATTAATATGAACGATGTGATAGTGATTACTCGCTTACTTGAAACCTTACTGTCTGAACTTAATGCTTCCCTGATTAGATTTGCCATAATAGTGTTTAGTTATAAATATGGCTTGGTCTGAAAAAGAAAAGCCCCCGACATGGAGCTTAGTCGGAGGTCTTAGTTCCACTCGCGTGGAAGCATATAGCATCTTAAATATTTTTGGTGGGTTCTATTAAATATGTGGAATTTCAATAAAAAACGAAAGGTACGTAAATTTTACGTACCTTTCAAGCGATTAATATGGGGTGGAGTCGGAGGGAATCTTACTCGTACAATGACGGATACTTGATTTTCATAAACTCCTTATCAAAAGCTTGTTTAAATAACCAGTGGGTTCTAAATAATCTATCATAGGACATCCTATCACAAATATAGTGACACTCACCAGTGAATTCTTCAACCAATTCTTGTGAAGTTATTTCTGAGTACTCAGTGTTCTCTTTGTGTAAGTCTTTCCAGTTCTCCATATCGAAGTCATAGAATAGGCTATCGATAATCTTTTGATTATACCCAAGTCTAAGTGATTTCAAAAAGTGTGTAAAACACTGATGCCACTTATAATGCAACTCATCAAACTCCATTTCTGAGTCCATTTTACACATTAAATCGTAATAGTCGTCTTTCTTCATAAAACAAAGGTACGAAATTATTTCGACATTTCCAAATGTGACCAAGTTTTTCCCTTATTAATATCACATATACAAGGTCTGGATACACCAAATTTTGTTGCAATCTTACTCTGAGATAACTTTCCGTCAGAGAGCAATCTCTTAATTTCTAAAACTACCTCTTTGGTTAATTTACTATTACCATTAGAGATACCAAAAAAACCAGAAAGAGTATACGAAAACTTCTATTATAGTGGATTTTTAAATGATAAGTCATAAATTAATTTATGACTTATCATTTAAAAATCATTATTTATCTCTCTTATTAGTAATTATTCCCTCTAAAATACCATACTCTTGGGCTTCTTCCGCAGACAACCACAAATCTCTAGAGGCGTCAAGTTTGACCTGTTCTGCCGTCTTACCGCAAAAGTCACCTAACATCTTGAATAGTGTATCATTACACTTTTCCGCCTCCGTTAATGATATTCTCATATCTTGAATGTTACCCGTACTTCCTCCCGATACTTGGTGAAGCATTACTCTTGAGTGGGGTAAGGAGTATCGTTTACCCTTAGTACCCGCACCTAGTAACACACTACCCATACTAGCGGCCATTCCTGTGTTGATTGTGGTGATGTCTGACTGAGTATAGTTCATAACATCAATCATACTCAATCCAGACTTGACTGACCCTCCAGGAGTGTCAACATGCATCGTAATATCTTCTTGACTCTGTAGGTCCATCCACATCAATTGAGCCTGTACCACTGTTGACATTCCATCATGAACAGGACCAGCAATCCAAATGATTCTATCCATCATCAATCTAGAGAAGATATCCATCTGAATGGCTCTCATTTCTCTTTCCTCAACGATGTAAGGTGTCATAGATGCTTGTGCTCCGTATAGGCGCTCTTGCATCTTTTCCCAATTATGGAGTTGCATACCGCTAACTCCTAAATGGTTTTTTGCGTAATTTTCGAAATCGTTCATTATCCTACTATTGCTTTAGTTTCGTCTTCTTGGTCTCTCTTTTGTGTGTAACACGCCTTAACGGTTTCTCTCACACCTTCCATAATATCATGACCATGCTTTTGAGCAATCAATGACATTACTTGGTAATCTGGCTTGGTAATAGTAACCTTATCAGATTCAAAGCTGTAAGAAATTTGAGCTATTGTTTCTTCAGCTATAATTGCTTGATGAGCTGGATTTAACATCTCAAAGATGGCACCGTTAACTTCGATTTCTACATCGAAACCGTTCTCTTCTCCACCAGTGTGATATTTCACTTTTGGTGAAGCTTTGGCTACTTTAGTAGGTAGTCCATTGGTAATCGGAAGGTTTAGGGTGTTGATAACGCATAGGTTAACATTTCGCTCTAAATCAGCTAGGCTGAAAGATGCCCTGAATATATCCTCTAGGTCATCGAATAATTGACTATATTTTGGTTGTTTTGACATAATTAATCGTAAGTTTATTTCTTCGTTATTATAATGCGAAGATACTCAATAATTATGACAATTTCAACCCTTAGCCAATTAATGTTTCAGTTGACGGATAATTTCTTTGTCTTCGTCAGATACTTCAGTTGGCATGGTTACCCAAACCTCAATAGTCATGTCACCCCTATTCTCCTTCACTTCTGAGGCGCTTCTATGGAATAATCCCTGTCCTTTAAGTCGCAACTTAGCTCCATTCTGAGTTAGAGAAGGTACAGTCAATTTTAATTTCTTACCCTCAATGTTAGGTACCGTTTTCTCACACCCTAGAACCATTTCTGGGTAGGTCAATTCTAATTCTTGGACTAGGTTGAATGGGGACTGGTGAGTCTCATTGCTGAAGATGTCATGTTCCTTCACTGCGATTTTAACTCGTAATTCTCCGAATCGACCCTTAGAAACTTCGTTACCACCACCACCAGACACCAACATAGAACCATTCAAAAGGCTTGGTGGGATGTTGACGACTGTATCGACAGCGTCTTGCGCATGACCAGTGGACTCACACTTAGTACATGGGTCTACATTCATACTACCACTACCACTACATGTTCTACACTCAGCCATTAATAAGTTCCCACCCATATTGAATTGGATGTGACCCTGACCTCCACATTCTGAACAGGTCGATGGATTTGTACCACCTTCTCCATTACAGTCATTACAGATAGCTGACCTATTGTAATGGATGTTCATATCTGCACCATTAAAGCATTGCTCTAAGGTGATTGTTATGTTCACTGTGATATGTGGCGTTACCCGTGTCTGCCTACTGGCAGCTTGTTGCCTACCAAAAAAGTCATGGAAGTTACCCATTCGTGGAGCTGGTGTATCATATTCTTTGCGTTTCTGTTCATCACTTAGAACCTCATTGGCATCATTTATTTTCTGGAACTCGGCCACATCACCACCCCTATCTGGGTGATGGGTTTTCGAAAGGCTCCTATACGCTTTCTTGATATCCGCTTGGGTTGCATCCTTAGATACACCTAACACCTCATAATAATCTTCCATCAACTATTGAATTTTAGACAAATATACGTATTATTTATGGAAAAACCAAATGTATCGAACAATATTAGTTGGTAATGGCAAATATCGCAAGACTATTCATAGATGTATGAAGGAGACCACTGCGTATATTAACTACAATAGGATTAGAGAGGAAAACGAATCAGTTGTCTTCCCCAAGAGGTTCGTGAACGATAAAGTAATCAAACCTGTCAAATATCAAATCTTCCTAGTCAAGGACATCGAAGATGGCGACAGAAATAGATTCATTAGAGACGACATTGGGAGGCTTCATGAGGAAACCCCCATCTTCGACCTATGGACTGTTAAAGAGTCTTGTTCGTACTCTGTTGAGGAAACCTTCTGGATATATGGTCACCCATCAAAAAAGAATAGGAAAACCTTCAACGATGTACTGGATTTGGTCTTCTTGGATTCTGCCAATGCGGATAGTAGTAGACAAGCGATTGTCGTACACAATAAACTGGTCGTTCAGAATGAGGACCGTTTCGATATGATTATCTGTAAGAATAAGAAAGATTGCCAACGCCTACACCACAAACTACGTGACTATGGTAAGGACAATAAAATAAAAGGCGTTCTATTTATGGGGACATGCGGTCCAGCAAATATCTCAATGATGTATGACATTATAGTAGAACGTACTAGTTGGGATATTAAAAAGGTTAGGAGAACCTCAACAAGACCTTAATTTTGACTCTATTAAAAAATGTTATTTTTATAACACTTTTATGATTTTCTAGATATTTATTATTAAAGAATTAATATTATGGGAAGAAAGAAGATTAAGAATAAAAAGGTAAGGTTTTCTATTACTATGAATAGTGAACTCAGTAAGATAGTAAAGGACTTACGACCAAATATGTCTAAATATCTTGAGTGGTTGGTATATCGAGATTTATATAATCATAACAAGTTAGATGATGACTTCATATTATGATTATCAAGGGTAGAGTTTGTAATAAATGTGATACGTTTAAGGGGTTCTCATATTTTAGTAAGAATAAATATGGGAAGTATGGATATAAGAGTATCTGTAAAATATGTCAAAAGTTACCACCAAAGAAAGTAGCCACACTAAATGAAAACGTTAAAAGGTGTAACTGGTGTGACGAAATTAAGAATAAAGACGAATTTAGTAAAGTTAATAGAGACATTAAAAAAGACCTCATACTTTAAAGTTATCTCTAATGTCCGTTTATCATCCACGATAACACTGAGTGGCCTTATAAGAAGATTAGACGCACTTCAACTAGGCCATAGCCCTAAGGCCAATGTATACCTTGACCCACTTGTTCGTTAAATACTTTATAACTAGAGCGTCCCACTCTAAAACATTTTTACACTCTTCCGACTTAATCATTTACTAATTCTTTTAACTTCTCAATCACGTTCTTCTTCAAGAACAATGGGTAATAATGCCAATCAGTGGAATTTATAATCAGGTCAAAATCTATATTCTGACCAGTTCCTATACACTTCATAAATACAAATAAGACTTCAGAAGGTGAATCGGGGGAAGACGTGATAGTAAAATAAATGGTACCAATTTCGACAAACTCTGCACTGTCAATGGAATTAAGAATTCCATTATCTAGGTAATAATACCTATCCAATAACGTCCTTGGGTCTTCGACTGTCTGATTATTCATCCTTATTCACAAATTCATCAGCAACGTCTTCTCCAAGTTGGAAGTTCTTCTTGATGTCCTCGATGATTTTTTCGAGCTTGTCCATATCCTCATACGTGTGCATAACTGGATTGATACATTCGATTCGTTCATTATCATCCGTAGGGATGAAGAAAGCTATCATATTATCACTTTTCTCTGCAATGATTTGATTTATAAATTCGGTGTAAGGTAGAAATACATCTGCGTCAGCCATAAGTTCTCTATCCAAATAGAAAACCAGTACTGTTGGTGTTGTTTTTGGTTCCATTATATATACTGTTTGTCAAATTCTTCGAATGCTACTTCTTCAATAACATCCTCTAAGTTATAATTACCGTTCTGGTCGAAATTCTCTCCCAATAGTCGGTCTACTAATTCATTTTTTGAGTCATCTCCATAAATCATATCAACTGATATCTTTACGTCCTCATCCATTAGATAGACCAAGTACTCGTTCATCACCTTTGATTCGTGGAACGTACTTACAAGTCTATCACTATTCTTCACTATTATTTTCATCGTCATTTTTGATTTATAGTTTAAGTTTAAACAAAAAAAATAACATAGTAAAGTGGAAACGCAAAAAAGGTGAAGAATCTTTCGAAACTTCACCTTTTAAGGGTACGTTAACCCGTACCAAGCGTCTGTCAGTCGCTAAACTTACACTGTGACTACATCGTACCTTTCGGACCCGATGATGTCATACATCATTGACTCTGGAGTCATGTTCTTCCCAGCCAACAAAGCCTTAAGCAATGCTGGAGAAAATCCACTCACCAGTATTCATAGTACAAAGATACGCATTTATTCGTAATTTGTCAAGGTTATACTACTTTTATACTACTTTTATAGTTTATCAACCTATTTATAATAAAGACGAATAGTATGAGTAAGAAATCACTACCAATAGAAGAAACTAAAATAAAGTTAAGTATTACCTTATCTAGAGAACTAAATAACAAGTTAAGGTGCTTATCTAAGAATAAATCTAAATTAATAGAATCAATATTATCTAAACATATCGATGAATGGAAACATTAACATATATTTATACGTTATCAGACCCTAGAACCGACATATTTTACTATGTCGGTAAAACTATAACACCCGAAAATAGATTAAAGGGACATATTAAGGACGCTAAAACCAAAAGGCGTAACAATTTATCGTGTAATTGGGTTAAATCACTGTTAAAGGAAGGGGTAGAACCAAAAATGGACATTATAGACGAAGTATACGGAGAATGGGAGTGGTTGGAGAGGTATTGGATATCTCAGTTTAAAACGTGGGGATTCGAACTTAAAAATATGACCAATGGTGGTGATTCTAACCCAATGTCTAATCCATCATCAAGAAAGAAAGTATCTGATAAGTTAAAAGGGGTATCATTATCAAAGGAACATAAAGATAATGTATCGAAAGCTAAAACAGGAGTTCCTATTCATTCTGAAAAACAAAAAGCCAACTATAGTAAAATGAATGGCGGCATTAATAATCCCATGTTCGGTAAAAAACATAGTAATACCACCCTATTAAAAATGAAAATACCCATATTACAGTACACTCTAGACGATGATTTAGTCAGGGAGTGGGATTCTGCGGCTGATGTTGAGCGTGAATGTGGTCTGATAGCCAAATGTATTAATAGGTGCGCTAAAGGAGATAGAGCAACTGCATATGGTTATAAATGGGTATACAAAAATGGGAAAGGTAGAGATTAATCTACCTACCCAATTATACGGTTATAGACGCATATCTGTCATCGTTAAGCGTACTCATCATCATACTATATGGAGACAAATCCTTACCAGCTAATAGATTTGTTAGTAAATTAACGTTGAATCCACTTACCAGTGCAGTCCCTTGCTTGTCGAATTCTACTGGACTGTCGCCATTTCTAGCGTTCAAATTCCAGTAAACCAACTTTGGCACTTCGTACCCAGCATCTTCATACATGGTTTCAATCATCTTTTGAGCCGTTGGGTTCCACTCCGAAGAGGTTTCACGCCAATAGGTAGTTCTTACAGCTTGATTGAACTGCATATCACTAAGAATCGTAACTATGGTAGGCATTTGGTCTTGTGAGACTTTATTAGCCTTAGCCTTAGCTAGAATAAGCTTGAATACCGCCTCAACGTTGGTACTCATACCCCATTCTGCACGTCTTAGTTGGTTACACCTCTCACTCAATGACCCCTTAAGGTATTGAAGCTCTGGTGTACTGGAGAAAGTGACGAATGCATCCTTGAATGCACCTTCATTTCTCTCGGAGATGTATAGTCCTAAACTTACAGCTACGTCAAGGCACGAAACCGAACCTTTACCGCTTGCTGGACAAGTCATTGAACCAGATACGTCTACAACTGGCAATAACCTTTCGGCATTACCTTCCAAATAGTTAGGAAGCGCATTCCATTGAGCGTTTGCACCTTGGGCGTTGCCTTGGTTCAACGAATTAACAACGTTGTATGGGTATACAGCGCCAGCGTTGATTTTGGCTTCGCCCTTTTCTACAGAATTCAAGTACTCAACGAACCTTTCAGTATCGCGCTTACCGAATGTCTTCATGTAGTCGGACATTGCTTTAGAAGGAATCTTCCCGTACTCGATAGATGACCAGTCTCCTGAACACATGGCATTTTCAACCACGTTAGTCAGTTCAACCAACATCTTACGGTACTCCTTTGGAGACAAACTTAATTTCTCTCTTAATACTTTTACCACTCTCTTCTTGTCCGCGTTTTTCACGTTTGGACGTGGCATCCACTTAGCGACCAAAGATGACGACATCATCTCAGATTCTAAAAATCTTTTTAATTTTAACTTATTTTCATTCATAATTCACTTTTCATTAAATTTCTTATATGTATCTCTAGGCATCCACTTAAAATTAATATCATGAATACTACTCCTTATACTTACAAACTTGTTTTTAAACCTACTGGTCAATATTATTATGGTGTTAGATATGCTAACGGTTGTCATCCGAATGACTTGTGGGACAAATACTTCACATCCTCCCGTCACGTCCACAACCTAATTAAAGAATATGGATTATCTTCATTTGAATATGGGGCGACTAAAACCTTTACTAATAAAAAGGACGCTATTAATTATGAGCATCAAGTATTATTACGAGTTAAAGCTGATGTAAATGGTAAATTTATTAATAAGACCATTTCAAAAGCAATACCGTCAATGGATGGTTTAATTATCATTAACCATAAAGAATCGAAATTACAAACATTTCACGACCCATCATTACCAATACCAGAGGGGTGGGTTAGAGGTCTAAAACAGTCCCATATAGACACCATGTCTAACTCTAGATGTGGTTTACCAGCCCATAATAAGGGTAAAAAAGGTAAATCTACTGGCGTATGCTCTGATGAAAGAAAATACAATATTAAAAAAGCTAGATTACTAACCAAAAAAATTGACTGTGTATTTTGTGGTAGGCAATCTGACCCAGGAAACCATAAAAGATTTCACGGTGAAAATTGCAAACACAATCCTAATATTAACCAACAAGTTATCAAAGAACGTAGTGAAATAGCTAAAAAATCATACATAAAGCAGATTAATAATGGCAATTTCAGTATTGTCAAACCACCAATTGGTGATTTTAAGTGTCCCAATTGCGATAAAAAAATCAACAATAAGGGTGCGATGACTAATCACATTAAATCTTGCCAAAACTAACTAAATAGTCTCGACATTCTTCATCGCTTAAGTCATCAATTTTATTTAAAATGGATTTAAACTTTTTTCCCTTGTGTAACGCTGAAGCAATCATTTCTGCTGCTGCCGCTTCCAATGGAGTATCGAACAACACGATAGTGTCATCCCATCGTCCGAATTCTGGAATCAAGTGAAGGTTCTTAGCTAGAACGGCTGTTCTATTTATTGCCAAGTATTTGAAGATATCTCTGGATACTTTTCTTTCACCAGCACCACCACGCACGTCTCTAACCCAGAAAAGAATTTTCATGGCTGTTAGCGCATCCTCATCGAATGCCTTAACAAATAGGTTAATAACTTCTTGTGTTGGTTGTGTTCTCATTGCACCTACTCGTGAGAATAGGTCTACACACATGTTAAGGGTCGTGGAATTTGTTGTCATTCCGTTTTCCGTTAACTTATCTTCTGTTCTTAATGCGTTGATTAATGTACTCATACTATAAAATTTAAATGTCTGTTATCACTTAAGGACTACAAAGATACTTTAATTTTTACGTTCTGTCAAGTAAAATACGAAAATAATTTGTAACTAGCTGATAATCAGGTGAATAAATTTTATTCTTCTTGGGTTACGGTAACGTTTATACCACCTATTTCGATTTCTATCACCTCTTGGTGTTCGAAATCAGTTCCATTCGGATTGTGACGATAATATAGTTCCTCGTCTAGTTTGGTATGATTCAAAGATGGGATTACGTATTGAATGGTTAGTCCGTCCTTAATTATCCCCTTGTTATTTACCATCTCAGAGACGGTTTGTATGATGTCTTCGTATGTTAGTGTATAGCTCATGATTAAAACTTGGCGAATAGACTAGCAAAGAACTTTTTAACTGGGTTCTCTTTAGGTTTCTCAACTCTTTTAACTCCAACACCTTTACTGTCCTTGATTACTTTACCTAGGTCACTTCTAATGTCTTTAATGAAGCGTTCCTTTTTTGTCTCGGTGTTCATTACGATAGCTTTGATATCATTCTTAACCGTATCAACGGTTTCTAGTTCGTTCTCTAACATATTAATATCATCCTCGTTTGTGAATGTCTTAATATAATTGTGGACCAGATTTGGTATTTCCTCTTGTCCTACTTCTATTACTTTTCCGAGTTCTTTTGACATAATTTTTCTATTTTATCTTTGGTTTTAGGGAATAAAGGTGACGGTAAATCATCTTGTGAGTACCAGCCGTAGTTCTTATTCTCCTCATCCAATTTAGGGATAAATTCTGACTTTGTAAAGCCTAATTACCACTTTTAACAAACCTATTATTATAACCGCATAGTGGTTGAAGATTGGTGAAATGATTTAACTTGATTAATTCACTCTCATTTAATGCCGAACTGGTAGGTATAATATGGTCAACATCCCACGTCTTATTCGATTCATATATACCGTCTTTAGGGTTACCATAATTATCCCAATTCATCCATGGCTCCCATAATGATTCTAGATGAGTTCTAAACTCTTCAAATGAACAACCTAGTATATCTACAGTCTTATTTTTCTTGGTGAATCCAGCAGATATTATCCCATATCGTATTAGTCCACTTATATTGCCCCGAATCTTAAATAGTGAATCGGATTTCCTTCTATTGTTTTGATATTTATTTCTACGCAGCTTGACCGCTTCTTTATTATTTTGTCGATATATTTTAATATTCTCCTTAAACATATCTTTATTATTCTCATAATACTCCCTACTCTTTTCCTTAATTATAGCTTTATTCTCTTTATTATAGTCAACCCTCCATTTTTTAATTCTATCCTTATTCTTAAGATTATACTGAGCCAGTTTCTCTTTATTGTTCTCACTATAACGCTTACTAATTTCTTTAATTTTATTCTTATTATTTTTACGATATGTCTTATTACGCAGTAAGATGGTAGACTTGTTAGCCTCGTATCTTTTTCTATTAATCTCCTTTAAACAACCTTTACAATAATTGGTCAGACCAGTCTTACGAGCCTTATCTTTATTAAATTCACACACCAATTTAATATTATTACATTTACTACAATTTTTTTCTAATATCAGCATCATTCTTTAACGTTAAGTAACTTCATTATTTTTTCGTTGGTCTTTGGATATAATGGGGAAGGTAGCTCTCCAATAGAAAACCACCCATAGTCTTCATTTTCTTCATCCAACGTGGGAGTGAATTCATTTTTACTCCTACCTTCGTAATAATGAAATGTGGTACCATCAGAATTTCTTTCTGTAGTGACGAATTCTAACCTTAATTTTGCATCAACATCGATGCTGATTTCTTCCATTATCTCTCGTTTGAGTGTTTCGAGTTTATCCTCACCTTCTTCCATTCCACCACTAAGAATTGACCACTCACCTTTATGTGGTGCCCACCCTCTAAGTAATAGAAGGACCTTATTGGTGTCCTCAGCTACGATGCAAACACCGACAGCTTTCTTATGGTCACCTTCCAGCAGTCTGTGTCTTAAATTTTCTCTGATATTCATCTTCTCTTTACTTATTCGTCTATTATAAATATATTACAACCAAATAAAGAACAAAATGAGCATATTTACTACATTATTCGTATTCATGTTTCTAGCATATGGCTGGACTAACATCATGGTATTCGGGTCCATCTTTGATGGGTGGCGGGAATTCTGGAAAAGAATCAGCCCTAATTTCTTTGGTAAATTGTTTACCTGTCCTATGTGTCTAGGTACTTGGGTTGGTATTTTCCTATCTAGTACCTTCCATTATTTTGGTTGGCATACTCCAATGGAGATGTTCGGAATCGACATCTTATTCGCAGCTATATTCCTTGATGGAATCGTAACCTCTGGATGTGTATGGTTTATTCATAATTTAGAAGAGATGTTTGAACGATTAGGGTCATAGAGATAGTAGCGAATTAACATCCTCAACATCATTAATAATTATTAGTGTAATGTCGTTATTGTGACAATAACTTTTCTTAATCTCATCTTTCTTCTTCTGCAATTTAAAAGTAGTGTCACCACCGAAAATGTCTACTGGTTCGTAATGTTGCCTACCATTATACTCTACACATATGTTATATTCTGACAAATAAAAGTCAAATGGTAGCGGTCTAATATTTCTACAATCTTTAAATTTATGTTGTGGTATGTATTCGATATCATTATCGATTAAAAATTCTCTTATCGCCCGTTCACCTTTAGAAAAGATGTGTGTGGTTAATTCATACCGTTCAAGAATGGTTTGAATATAGACCAGAGTAATGATTAGTAATCAGTACATTCAGGACAGTTTTGTCCGTCTCCACAATTACATGACGGGGTTGAGAACTCCTCCAATGTTGGAGCCACTGGCTTTTTTGGTGGCAGCTCTACTTTAGGTATCTCCAGTTCTTCTTTAGGTTCTTCAGCTATTGGCTCTTTATCCTCTAGTTTATCATCTTTAGGTGTAAGCTCCAATTCAAGTTCCAATTCGTCTTCTAATTCGTCTTCTAATTCGTCTTCTACAAATCCAAAATATAAGTCCTCTAACCTTTGTAATGTGTTACTATTAAAGACTTCCTTTAGTTCTTCAACCTTAGACTTAAGCAATGCTGTCTTATGCTCCCTCTCTTTATTAATTTTAATTGTTTGACCAACGTACTCTAATACGTCATCGATTGATACGTCATCTAATTCGCTGTATATAATACATTCAGTTATCAAGTTACTCTCACCTTCAACCACCTTAACGGCAATCTTATCATGCTCCTGTATTCCCCATGATTTAGGGAAGGCAGTTTCAACGATAGGAATTTTACCGTATCGTATTGTGGTGACATAAGGACTTAAGTCGTCCAATTTTTCTTGTACTGTCATTTGATTTGCTTTATATAACTATTCCACTAAATATTGACATTAATACGAACGCAACGGACGTACCTAATATTAATAATCCACTGGTTGATAACAAGTATTTAACGGACTCGTTTTCCGTGCTGGCAAAGAATGTTTTTGCTAGGTTGAATATGTGTCTAAAAATGTTTAGGCATGCCATAAAAAATACGAATAAAAATACCTTATTCAGTATCGCTAGTAATATTATCATCTATATCTTGTTTTAATTTTTCGTTTAATGTTATTTCTGGTACTACCTCTGGCTTTATTTCTGGCTTTATTTCTTGCCACTTAATTATTTTAGAGTCTACCAAAACTAACTTATCTAGAAGTGCGCTGACCTCAACCATTTTTGCAGTCGCATCAGTGTCACTATTCATCGACCTCTCTAGGTCGGATTCGACTTTACTCTTTTCATGGATTAATCCAGTGAATATTGTGTTCCAAATTCTCATAAGCTAAAGATACGAATTTCTAAACCATTTATCAAGGCTTACTCTTAACTGATTTATCAAACAGTTTGTAAACCTCTAAGAATCCATCAATATCAGCTCTAGTCTTCTCCCCCATATAATCGAATAGTTGGTACCATAGGTCTCTAGTCTTACCAACGGCAGTAGAGTCTGGACTCTTATCTAACGCATTATAGTAGAATTCTATCATGAAATCTTGGAAATAGGCTCTAACATTATGTAGTTTGCCTAGATTTATCCCTTCTTCTTTGAAATTGTTCACTACTTTGTCCCAACACCAATTAAAATGGTGTAGCTGTTCCAAGTCACTGGTCACTTCATCACCCATATATGTCGATAACGACATATTTATGAACGAGTTAACGAAGTCACCGTATAATACAACTTTCTCGTACTCTACATTATTACTATTGTATAGTATCTCAATACTTTGCCTAGTGATAGGCGTTCTGATGTGTTTTAATAATCCCATTGGTATATGTAAATAATAACCAATCTAGGTTTAAAGTGAATAGTTCAATGTTACAAATTACGTAACATCGTTACTAGGTTCTTCTGTGGAGAACAATCTGTATCAAATTTATCCAAATTATTTAATACCAATTCCTCAGTATATAATCTATCATCACATACTGAAATTGACCAACCTTTACATTTATACGATTCTCTTTTAATGGCCGATTCGATTGATTGATATTTGGCACCTATCTCTTTTGCCGCATGCGCATAACTCATACACCTAATAGTGGTATCATCTTTTGTTATTATCAGTTCTTTCCTTAGTGGTGCGTTAATACGTCTGAGGATACCCTCTTTTTTAGTGGTATTACACCACCTATTTGCTTGCATTTTATCTATCAACCATTTAGGTCGCTTCTTACCAAACATAGGATTATTCTTACCCTTAGTGGCTTTAGATATTTTAGACAGGGTTTCTTTTGTATGTCTCTTGCCCGTCATTGGTGCCTGAGCATCAGTAGCAATGTTGAATAAATTTTCGTTGTTATCTATGTGGTATTGTTCTCGCCCTAATATCATATCATCTTCACATTCCTCTAAAATATTCATCGTTAAAGTATCGACACCATATTTATCCACAAATCTCTGTAAATGATTATTATGATGATTACCATTATTCAAGTCTCTAAAATGTTCTTTTTCTCTATGGTTAAAATTAATAGAGCTACCAACATAAGTTCTAGAATCTAAAGAGTTAATTATCTCATATACAACACCCATTACAATGATTTTAACATAGTGACCAACCTGTTATCAGGATAACAATCTGTCTTGTCTCGTCTAACATTTGTATGTGTAAGAATACCTTTAATCTTACCATCATAAGCCGCTTTGTTGAATCCGAAAGCCGCGAATGTGTCCATATTCATTAACATCTCAGGTAACCCTAAACAAATGTCTACTTTTGGATGTCTACGTGCTATCTCGTGAATTAACAACTTTAGTGATTGGACTTGAGCATCTGTATACTTGTGATAATAGTAGTATCCGTTAAACTTTTTAGGAAGTCTAGCTACTTGTTCTTTAGGAACCTTAATATCAACGTAATTAAAATAATCGTCACCATCTTTATATAAATAGCCCCAATTGTTCAGTTCGATACCGATTGAATGGGTGTGCATGTGATGACTACCTGTTTTACCTAGGTGCCATGCGAAATATTCGTCAGGAAAACATTCTACAACCGTTCCATCGTGTTCAGTATTACCATTAAGTGACATACCACCAATAATATATTGTGTGGCAATTCTACCTCTAGTATCTAAGTTCCAATTCTTGGCTGTTTTGTATGGATTAGCTCTACCCGCTGTATGGTGAATGAATATAGTATCCTTATCTGTCGTACCACGGTCCGTAACGTACTCATCGGTGTCCATATACACTTTATCTATTAAAAGTCCGTCTACGGTCGTATATGAGCCTCTACGGTCAAGAATACCATCATTATCAATGAAGGTTCCATCAGATATATCACTAGTAAAGGATATTAGAGCCGCATAAGTGTTATCACCTACCTCTCCATCGGCCTTTAGTCCTCTACTTTGTTGGAATTTCTTTACTGCGGCTTCAGTGCCTCCACCAAAATCTCCATCAGCTTTAATCCCCAATAATCGTTGAATCTCCTTTACGGATGCTCCTTTATCTCCTATTTTTACCCACATAATTTAATTATTTAACACATGAACAAACGACTTCTACATCGTGACCATTTCCCGTACTGGTTTCATGGCTACCTTCACCACCACAATGTTCGCAATCAGGGTCAGCCTTACTATTTGTTGTATCAGCTTCTTCCATCATATCGTCACCGTTTACAAAGCCACTAGAGCCGTCTGCGAAACCTGGCGCATGTGCCATACCTGAACCTTCTGGTAGTATACCTTTTGATTCAAGGTGACGATTTTCAGCTAACGTATTAGCTTTTTTCATATTCTTTACTTTGTCTCTTCTTCTCATTTGATTATTTGTTTAAAAATTATATTTGCTTGAAGCTATTAGGTCGTACATCAAATCCTAACTCATCTTTAGCGATTTTAGCTAGATACATTGCAGTCTTACGGTCTACTTGAACATTGGCACCGTGAAGGTCTCTTACAGATGGTTGATTTTGATTTATTACCACTTTTAGACCTATACCTTCTTGGTCTCTAGTTGTAATTACGTTTATTGTATCTTGGGCAGCGTTGATTGTCTCAATCTCAGCTTGTTCCGTTCCGTTCAAACCGTCAGAAAAGGTTATCATATTACCAGCGTATAATTTAGCTTTTTGTGATTGGGCTAGATTTGCTACTCGGTCTCCTTTACCATCTCCCCTAGTTCTACCAGCAACCATAGCTGAATCGTAAGCGGCAGGTGATAATTCACCCATTCCTTGTGGTTGCTTTCCTTTTGGTCGGCTAAATCCGCCACCCATTGGTGTTTCAGCGAAACCAGCAGCGTGTGCTTTACCAGCTAATTCATTAAGCATTGAGATTACATCGTCTTCAACAGATTCGTTGAAGCTGCCGTCTTTGCCGACATTCATGAATGGGTCTACACCATTATGACCATATTCATTTTCGTCTAGCCCTTCCTTATCAGCGTGTTCACCACAGTCAGAACATCGGTCACCCTGAACGAAAGAAGCACCACAACAGCCCGACTTAGCCCCTTCGGGTTGGTCGCTGTGATGGTACTCATCTTCTTTGTGTTCCTTATTCTTCCTATCGGAAGTCTCAGTTACGACTTTTTTTTTTTCGACTTCGGTGTCAGCAGTAATTGGAGCAGCGTCATCGATATCTTCTTTTAGAAGACCGAATGCATCTCTTGTTCCTTCACTAATTAACTCCTCACCTTCTTCTTCGGATTCAGCAAGTATCTCTCTAGACTTATTAAGTAAGTCCAAGAAGCTACTATTCTCGCTCAATCGTTCAGCTCCAGTAGGTATTCCCAAGTCAGACTTGAATCCCATCAAGTGAGCCATGTGCTTCATATCAGATTCAACCAACGTTTTGTCAGATGCTATCAATACGATTGCCTCACCTTCATTAAGGTCACCTTCCCATCTAACTCTGTAATTTTCATTACCATCAGTGATTTCAAAGATTTTGTTATCTACTTTGTAGCTTTCTGGGATTAAATTCAATGCGTTATCAACGCCATCAAACTTGCTTTTGAATCTCAATCTTTTCATTTTATTAGTTTCCATAATTGGTTGTTTAGTTTCTTTTTTTGATTCCACCGCAACAGATTTACTGTCGATGGATGGTTTAGTTGTACTCTTAGTTCCTTTGATACCAACATTCTTTTCTTCAATGTCATCACCAAATTGGTCAAGAGCTGGAGTGGCAGCATCTCTTTTCTTTGCACTATCTTTAATTTTCTTAATAAGGTTCTTACCGAAATCTGGGTCTCCGCCTTGGCCTTTAGCCACAACGTTAGCATAGTCAGGGCTATTACCCATCAATGCGTTACCTTCAATCGACATGTTAGCTCTTTCTTTGAATCGCTTACTTGGTTCATTATCGTATCGAAGCATTTCTTGACCATTCATGATTTCCATTTCATCATGGTATTCTTTCTCACTTCCTTCATAATTAAACTTAGGTTCTTCAATTGAATCTTTAGCACCCTTAGTAGTATCCTTCTCGTACTCACCCATCTTCTTCTCCACTTCTTTATAATACTTATCGTTCTCACTCTTTGACTTTGCCTGTACTTTATCAGTCACAGACGCACCTGGAACACTAGCCTCAGCTACTGTCTTTCTTAAACGATTTTTAATCAATTTTTTATCCATTATAGAATGCTTTACATATAAATATCGACATATCCCTTAAAGTTAGTCTTATTCCCCTTTTTGATTAGAAATTACGGATTTATTACTCTTTCTGGCAGTTTTCACTACTCCACTATCCCCTTGGTTACACCCACCGTTCTCAGCTTCTTTGTTGTTATTTAACTTAGTACAATCATCGATATCAACGAACCGTCCGTCTGGCCAGCCTGTGTCATCTATGTTACTAACCTCAGCTAGAGCGTCCTTAATAGTCTCGTGAATATATGATTCACCAGTACCGACTTCTTGTCCTTTATCTTGCAATACGTTAGGGTATTTAGCTGCCATCTCATCTACCTTCTTAATGATGAATGTGGCCACATTACTAATCAACTCTAAGTTAGCTAGAATCTTATCCTTATTAGCCTTCCATAACACCAAGTACGTTGGGTGATGGGTTACTGGTAATCCGTAATGCTTTAATACTGTATACGATACACTTTCAGCCTGTAGTTCATACAACGCTGTGTCTCTCGTAAACACCTTCTTCAGTTCGTCACCATCATCTCCGTGTTGGTAGTATGGGGAAGACGTCTTCCAGTGCATTAGTTCATGAGCAAATTCGTGAGCCAATGTGGACGCCTCACCAGCACCTTTAACATCAGAACTTAAATTAATATGACCACCAGCGCTGAATCCTCTTTCACCACCTTTAGCGTCATCATTCGTCACATTAATACCCATATTCTCAATGGCGTACTTAAGGTATTCTACTAGTTCGGACGCTATTTCACTTTCATCGTCACCACCATACCATTTAGGACTCTCTGGGATTGCCCCTTCTTTCTCATCTAATGCGTATGTGTCAGCGATGTCAAAAACGTTAACGCCTTTGTATCTTCCTGTGAATACTTCTAGAGGAACTTTAGCCATTTTACCAGTCTTCGGGTTCTTCTTTAAAATATATTCACCAGCCTTATCTTTCTTGTATTGTCCAGGAATTCGTTTCATAACTGGGGCTAGAATTGAGATTGGTTTACTACCTCTCTTAACAGCCCTACTGAAGTTACTTTGCCACGTCCTAAAACCAGCTACGTGTGTAGCTGATGGGTTCTGAATGTAAATTAACATTCTGTTATGTAGTGTATACTTATGAAACTTAGTAAAGAAGCTCAAATATCTTCGTATTTCAGAAGATAGTGCCGCCTCATCAGTTATATTAGCCAAATCCCTAACGTAGTCATTGATTTTGTCTTTAATATTCTGTCCCGCATCTGGAATGTTATCCACTACGAATTCTTCTAGGTCTTTTAAGTCACCTATAATCTCTTTAGCCTTTTCTCTAGCCTTACTAACCCTAGCCGACTTAGTTTCTTCGTCACCATAACTTCTGTACTTACTAGTGGTCGCTTTCTCTATATCGTTTGCCAATTTATCATTTGCCTTAGCAATTGTTGTCTTAGCTTTTTCAAATTGACTATCTTCAATTGACCATGCTCGACCATCCCACTTAAATCCGTCCTTCTTGAGTACGTCCTTAATCATGAATGTGTCTTGTGAATTGAATTGTGCGTCACCTTCATCAGAGACTGCCGATAGTCTACCAGTCTCCTTGTCGTGTTGTAGGTTAAGTGCCATCTCCATAATACCACCATTCACCTTACTTCCGTCATGCCCAAATACATCAAAATTCTGCTTTGTGCCGCCACCTAGATTCTTACCGTCTTTACCTTTAGCAAATCCTGGAGCGTCATACGCACCAACACTGGTTCCACCACCATAACTTGTAGATTCGTCCGTCTATGTTGCCATCCTAACCAAGATGTCACTAATAGTATTTAGATTATCGTGGTATACTTCTGGAAACGCCTTAAATGCTGAAATAGCATGAGTTTCATCCACCGCATACATAAGACTTACCTTATGGTTTTGATTATTATATCGAAATAATAAATGACTCTCGCTTAGTTCACCTTCTTTGTCTTTAAGTCCCACCATGAATATAGTGTTACCTTCAGTTGTTACGAATTTGTCTACTATTCCGTCTACTCGATAGTATTCAGTGTTAGTGCCAACCTCAAGACCTTTAAGTTCTTCAGTGTTAGTTACCGCATCTGTTATTATACCTTCCTCGTTATCCGCTACTTGATTGCTTGGTGATAGTTCATCATTAAACTCATCGCTTGGTGAGCCACCGAACGCACCTACAAAGGCACCGCTAGATGGTGCACCTGTAGACTCAGCCGAACCCCACTTCTTAAGCGTATCTCCTTTAGCTTGGTTATACTCACCTCTCCATTGTTGGAATGTTGGGTTCAGTACTTCTATATTTCTTCCGTTTAATGAGAATATCGGCATTTCACCGAATCTCTTAACAAAGTCCTTAACATATCCCTCCTCAGCTATCTTTACTCCTTTCCTAGTCTCAAACTCTCTACCCGTAAAGAACTCTTTTTCGTGTACAATTGTACTTGCATCGGCAGCACCTAAACTAGGAATTCGATATTCCTTTCTAGCGCCCCAATCTACCTCAGCTCTGGTAGCTGGCAAGTCTAATAAAGGTATAAGTTCCTCAGCACTAAGTTGTACCCCAGCACCATCAGTTTCTACAACCCCTTCAGCAGCACCTGCTTGTTTAGGTCCTAATAATGTCCTAAGTACGGACTTTAATCCTCTACCTAGCGCTTTTACTTTGTCAGTGTATGGTAATTTAAAGAATACGTAACCCCATAATCCAGCATCAGCTAGTGCGCTGAACATTTCACCTCTAGTAATACCCATATCTCTCCAAATCCTATCTAGACCGTCTTGAGTCGGGTCATTAAGTGTTGTAAGCATGGTTTCTACGATAGAACGTACGAATTCTAGTAGCTCAACGCTACCATATTCGTTAATAAGTGTTTCTTCGAATTTAAGGTTATTAAGTCCGTCACCCCTTTGGGCTTCCTTCTTAAAATTGTTGGTTACTGCCTTACCACCTAGGGACTCTTTAATCATCTCTAATTGTGATTGAGTGATTTTAAGTTTCTTCTTACTTAGTTTGCTGTATATTGCCTCAGCTTGAGCTTCAGTGATTTTGATTTTCTTCATTATGACGCTCTGTTCTTTAGTCCTGACTTCCAGAAGTTTCTCTTAACCCATAGTGCCTTATGAAATTGTGTTAGAACGTTCTTCGTTATATCAACGACCATATCTTCTAACTCTCTATTGTTCTTAAGATTATTCTTGATAATCTTTTCTATTTTTTGGTCTAACTCTTTTGAGGACATGACATGAGTTTTCATCTCAGACTTATCCGCTTTAGTTAATTCCTCATGTATACGTTCTCTAATTGAATTGTCCATATGAAATAGTTATTCTCATATAAATATAGCTCTAAACCATAAAAAAAGCACCCAAAGGTGCTTTATACTTCTTATGGATTTACTCTGACATTATCTACTCATTAAAACTCCTATGATTACCCCCAATAGTAGGCCACCTAATGCACCCCCACCTATACCTAGACCTTTCTTTAATTTCTCCTTCTTAATTGCCTTCTTAGCCTCCTCAATGGTCATATCCTTATACCCAGTTATCTCTTCTAGATTATCTAACCTATCTTCAAGGTTTTTAATCTGGCCCTCCGATGCGTTATTCTTAGATTGTAACTTCTTTATCTTCCCTATGTTCAGGAAGATGGCATGGTTGTGTAACGCAGCTTCACGAACATATTGTGGTAGTACGCTATCAACTATTAGCTCATAATCCAATAGGTCTGTTAAGAATATCTTCGCATCCTCTATATGCATGTGAAGATACATATCTCCGTTAGCATCCGAAGTGGCAATTATGGTACCTCTTGGAATACTATCCATGTAAGTTAAATTATGTTCCTTACGGTGTTCCCCTCTTAGTTCTACGTTGGAGGTATCTTGTGAATTCCCCAGCAACGGAATCATTAGGAAGCTCACCAACAAAATTAGGTATTCCATCTCTTAATCCATTTAATCTTTTAATCTCAGCGTTACTGATTAGTAACTCTTTCGAAACTTTAGTTAGGTCTTCATCGTATTTGGCGATATCTTCATCATATCCATCCTTAATACCACTTAACTCTTCGTTTTTCTCCTCTAATCCTATGTTAATAGTAGTTAGAGTAGCAATTTCGGCATCGTACTCTTCGATTGGTTTGGTTCTACCAAACACTATGAATAATATCAATACCACTACCAATAAAACATTACCAATAATTGACCCTATTACGAGTTTATTAGTACCCATCCCTTCTTGGCTTGTAATCTGTTCTAAGTTTTTTTGCCCACTCATCTGACCAGTTATTAGCGTATTTCTTTAGGTTGTATACCATCTCCATATCCCTATCTTCTAGTTCTAGGTTATCGGCTTTGATAACAACATCATCATTCTTGGATAGTCTCCATTTAATGCCCTTACCCATTTGCCCAGTCCACACAACGTTGTTGTCATGAGGATAAATCTTAAATGTAGAGCTACCATCTTCATTAACATCAAATATTACATCTTGGGTTACGTGCTCACCGAACGCATCCTCTTCTGACTTTAATTCTGCACCAGATAATGTGATAGCATCCTCCTTTTGTGAATTAGCGTCTGGTGTAGATACGGCACCCATAGTATCTTGTTGACCAAGGTCTTCATTTAGCGTTTTAAGCATAGACTTTGTTTGGTCGTACTCAGTAAGAACTGTTTCATCCGTTTCTTGCTTAACACCTTCAGTCATAAATCTAAGCATGTCCTTTGTTTGGTCGTGCTCATTGATTATGGACTCATTTCGTTTCGTTCTTGTATATTTCATACTGTCTCTTTTATTGTAAATAAGGTGAAATCCCACGCTGGTGATAAATCACAATAATATTTATCGAAATTACTCCGATACATAATACCTTTAAAGGCTTCAGGAGAGTCTATCTTAATATTAGATGGAGCCGAATCCCTTTCAATGTCGAAAGTCTCGCAGAGGGCTTCTATGAGGCTTACAGCACTCTTTTTCTGCTCTTCTGTGTACGGCTCCCAATATCTATAGCCTCTCTATCTCTTCTCAAACACCTCTTCACCATTATAAATATCTCTCAACCACGTAATAAACCCAGTTTCTGGGTTTTCCATCTTGAGATGACCGTAATTAACCAACGATATAGGTATTATCCTTTCATCCACATTCTTATTGAATATTTTGGAATGGTACTTTGGGTCATAATGTTGATGGATGGTGCCATCTCTATCAATGGTGAACGCACTGGTATATTTGTGCTGTCCATCCATTCTATTCTTCCACCCCGTAACATGTGCCATACCCGAATTAAGGGTATTCATCAATACTATCTTATCTTTAGGGGTTTCTAACTTCACATAGTTAGTCTCTCTCAACTTGTAATCCTCTCTGTTTATCTCCATGAACCTTTCTTGTGCCATATTTTCTTATCCTCCTCAGCTTTAGGTTCCTCTTCAAGAACTTTAGGTTCAGGAATCTTAACTGAGAACCCTCTATCATCACCTCTTAGCATTGGGATGTCGTCCTCATCGATTTTACCCTTAGCAACGACACCTTTAGTCGGTTGTGCTACTGGTTCCTCCTCTTTAATCTCTTCTTCGATAATAGGCTCTTCAACCTCTATAACATCCAACACCTCTTCTTCGATAATAGGCTCTTCAACAACCTCTACCTCTTCTAATACTTCGACTATCGGAACTTCTTGCACCTTTGGCTTTCGTTTAGGTATCCACGATTTTATCTTGTCTATTGTAATCCACGGCTTCCGTTCCTTTTTCACCTTTTTAGGTTTCTCTTCCACTACCTCTTCTTTCTCCATTTCCAATATCTTATTACCCAATATTAGTAACGTCACAGCCATAGGGTCAAAAACTACCATGATTATAATAATCAACCAGTTTACAACATTATTCATCGGCATACCTGTTATCTCAGATAAGTACTTAAGTGGCCCTAGCTCGGCAGTAACCTCACTGGTAGACTTAATCTCCAATATCTTACGTTGGTATACAATTGATGAGTCGGATAGCTCAACGTTTTTCACCATTAACACGTCTATATCATCATTAAGCTTCTGAATCTCCTTATTAGCTTCAGCTATATCCTTCCTAACCCTATTAGCATTAGTAATATAGTTCTTAGCCAATAGAGAGTCAAGTCTTACTTCTTGATTGTTTCTAAGGTTAGTCAGAGTAGAAGCTCTTTTATTCTTATTATCGATTATACTAGTGTTTCCTAGTTTTCTGTTATCAAATGTCGCCTTTTTATCCTCAAATATCCCGATTTCACTACTCTCTATGACAAACTTATCGGCTGTCTTCTGATAACCATCTGACAAGAACCCATAGATATCCATTGACGTTAGGGAGATTAAGAAAATAACCCCAACCGTTAAATAGAACTTCATAAGTCCATGTAGTTTATCCCAATATCGATGTAATGCGCTGGCACCTACTAATTTGGCGAATTCAAGCCCACCGACAATCACTAACATGACCGTTCCAGCTCCAGCGAATAGCGAACCTAGTCCAACTACGGACACAAAGGCGGCACATCCAGCTAAAATGAAGGCTGCTAACCATACTAAATATTTCATATCGTTTTTTTTTATAAATATATTATTCAGTCATTGCCGCAACCAAACCTTGTGAATTATGTCGCAATTTCTTAATAGCAATCTCCTTTATTTGTCTAACACGCTCCTTAGTTAAGTCATATCTGTCACCAACACCTTCCAGTGTCATAGGCTCACATCCAGTACCTATACCGTAGTAACATCGTACTATATCTCGCTCTCGTTCATCTAGAACTTGCATAGTCTCATCTAATTGCATCTTCAATTTTGAATCTATCGCTAATGCTGATTCTTCTTCACTTTCGTTTAGGTCGTGTGATAACATATCTGCACGTTCATACCCCTCATCATCCCAACTCTTCTCATTTAGAGAGATTGAAGTGCTAGCGTTTAGATTAAAGTCGTATGTGTCACCTTCATCGTTCAGTATCTCACCAAATACTGGCGCCCTCTCGTTACTCTGTTCGAAACTATCCAACTGAGACTTTAGGGTTGAAATCTTATTGATAACATTGACTGGTAATCTTACAGTTCTAGAATTGTCGTTAAGTGATTGTAAGATAGATTGTCGAATCCACCATACTGCATAGGAGATGAATCTAAACCCTCTTGTTGGGTCGAACTTCCTAGCCGCTTTGATCAATCCGTAATTTCCTTCTGATATTAAGTCACTAAGTGCTAATCCACTTCCCTGATATTCTTTAGCTACGGAGACCACGAACTTCAAATTCGCTACCGTTAAATCTCTTATCGCATCCTCATCACCATACTTGACTCTCAATGCTAATTCATGCTCTTCATCTTTAGTTAATAATTCCGTTTTTCGGACATCTTTAAAGTAAGCTGTTAGAGTCTTATCCTCTTCATAATTAATGTACTTTTGTCGTTTCATTTGTGTTCAATTTCTAATGTAAAATGTTATGTTTCTCTCCTATATAAATATCTGGAAATAACTGAAAGTCAGTTAATTAAGGTCTATTTTGGAGATATCTTCCACTTTACTTATGGTAATAATTTGCTCTGACCAATCCTTCGCTAAATCATCGTGAGTTATAACAAATACCTTGTCATACATGTCTTTTACTTTATCAAAAAGCGGCCTCATTTGTGGTATATTTTCTGGCGCTACTTTATCTAGAACCTCATCAAACGTAATGAAGTTTGGCATTGGGAGAGTTGAGACAACTCCTAGTACGGTTCTTAGTGCTACCCCAGCTACAGTTTTTTCAAATCCTGATACACCAGTAAGTAAGCCTTCTACTTCATTTTTAATTATTAGTAGGTGGACTTCATTTTTATCATCCATTCTAACTTCTATGTCGAAATCGCAAACCCCTTCTAATAAACGCTCCAATTCAGAGTTGATTATTGGGAGTACTGACCTCAAGACTATTTTAGAAACCCCTTTCTTACCAACCATATTGATATAGACTTTAAACAGTCGTTCTACCTTAGCTTCTGTACTCATTACGACTAATAATTCGTTGATTCTCTTAACGTTAGCAGTTAGATTGCTAATTTCGTTATTAATCATCTGAATCTTCTTGATAGTCTCATCTTTCTGGTAGTTTTTAGCTTGGGTATCGGAATTAATTAAATCCAACTTAGATTCAACCCCCTTATTGAACTCGATAGATTTGATATTTTCTTCGTACTCCTTCTGAGTGTTTAGAGCTTCTCTAAGTTTATTCCTATGGGCTTCTAATTTAAGTTTGATTCTCCCTATCTCTAGTTCTAATCTTTGTTTCCTATCTAATTCTTCTTTTACACCTTTGAACGCATTTACTTGGTCGAATAACGATTTTTCCTCTTCGGCTAATACTGTCACTTCCTTTGATAAGGATACGCCTTTTTGAGTTAAATCCCCAATATGGTCTTCGTGGTTAACATCGTCTAGTGGTCTATCGCATGAGGGACATATACCTGCCTTCTTCAATATACCTATTTCGCTTCTAAGTCGCTCAATCTCAGCCTTCTTAATCGCTATTGTCGTTTTAACTTCGTTAAGAGAATCGTTAGTTCTCTTTTCTTTATATTCGTCAAAGTCTACTTCACCAATACTAGCCAATGATTCGGCTAATTCGTCCAAGTCGGTTTTAATTTTCTTACCGCCTCTGGTAATCTCGTCTATATTGGCCTGTAAGGTAATTGGGTTGGTAAGAACTAATCGTTCATCAACCTTCTCCTTGCTATTTAATAATTCAGTTTTTTTCGCGTCTAGTATTGCTAGTTCGGTAGTTACTTCCGCTAACTTAGTATTAGCATTGACTAATAGTTCGGCAGTTAGCTCAAGTTTAGCTTCGTCTTGAGCTATCTCGTCCGAAAGTTCTACGTTATTATAGATGTTGGATTTCATAGTCTTAGCGTATTTCGTGTACATTTCCCTAGCTAAGGTTTCTTTTAATTCCATAATTTCCAAACCTATAAGCTTGGTGAATATCTTACCGCTTTGACCAACAGGCATGTCGATAATATTATCCAAATTTTTACCTGTGGCCAAAGTTACTATATCAAAATCTTCCACCGTTCCGACTACCGTACGAATCTTCTTAGTTGTTACGGCAGCATCTTCTTCATTTAATAAATCTTCTTCACCATCTGGTAATATACGATAATACTTTAACGAATTAACTACAGTCCACTCACCACCTTTTTTGGCTCTTCTAGTTAAGATTCTCTCAATGATAATTTCATCATCCCCCTCAATCTTCAATAACCCTCTAACGGTTAAAGTATTCTTATCTCTATATTTATGAAATAGTTGTTCGTTCTTCTTATATTTACTCGTCACCCCGAATAGTAAAAACTTCATAGTATCTATTAATAATACCGTATTATGAGATACAATTCCGTTAGTATAATACTGATGAACTTCGTCTACTTGTATATCATATAAAGTATCTTTAAAGTCTTGTAATTCTACCGATTTTACTTTAGATGTTTCACCACCAATAATTTGGATAGTTTCTCCAACCTCAAGTTCTTTTAATACTACGAATCCTCCGTCTTCTTTTTTTAATCTGTGGTAATCAGCACCCTCAACGTATTTACCATCTTCTAATTCACATCTATAAACATCAGCATTCTCTTCCGTGATTCCACACCAACTTATATTATAATACCCATACGGAGTTTCGATTTTAAATCCCAAATCACCATATTTTTCATAAATATCGTTTAGTTTACCTATTTCCAATTCTTTAATCATCTTATTGTAATTTAAACCAATCTCTAATTATACTGTTAGGGGAATACCATTCGTTAATGAATTTATCGGTTGTAACACCGAAATTTTCAGCAAAGCTCGTAACAGTACCATTATCACCAACTCTATAAATGTAAAAGGGGGTGAAACAATCTAGTTTAATCGTTAAACGAGTATTTTTATTAACATTGTATTTATTTTCCACAAATTTAACTAACTCTTTAGCATCTAGGTCACGAACATAATTCTCAGAATTTATTAGTTTTGAAAGTTCACTTAAAAGATTATTAATAAAGTCACCATTAAAATCTAAACTACTATTTAATTTTAAAATATTACGTAAAACTGGGAACGATACAATGTTAATATACTCATCAAGCTCCCGACCATCATTTAACGCCTTACTCATATACTCAAAACCGTGAGCCAGTTTATATCTATCTTCTTCGGATAACCCGTCTAAAAACCCATAATGTACCCATTTATCTACCATTTCTTTATTTTTCATATCGTTCACACTTTAAAAATTTTATACAATTATCAACTACTTTTCGTTTATTTCCCCACCTATATTCGCTGTCCCATATAACCAAGGTCTCGTACCCATTATTTTTAGCTACTTCTAGTTTTAATTCATCCTTATCCCACATCTCCTGTGCCGTAGTATCTTTACTGAACGGATGTGGACAATCCTCAGCAAGGTATTTCCTCGGATTTCCGTGATACATATCACCATTGTATTCAATTATCTTTTTATTAGTTAAATCAACGAAATCGTATAACCAGATTCCACCGTTATCTTTATCCAACTTAAGCTCACCATTATGGGTTGCGAACTTAATACTTTCCTTCTCCGTAACATCATAATACCCCAACAATTCATAAAATAATTCCTGTGATATCTTTGAGTACCCCATTTTCATATTACCATTCTCGTTTAGAGACTTAGACCAATTTCTCTGCCTTTCAGTAAAAACCTTCAATCCCTCTACCTCTCCGTATTTCTCAATACATATTTCTTTTGAAAATGTAGTTTGTCGTTCCGATAATTTAATTTTAGCCTCATCATCCGAATAACCCTTATTCATCCAATACTGGATGTTTGTAGACCCCATCTTACCCCACTTACGTCTTTTACCTTCACGCTCGTTCCACACCTTAGTACCATCAATTTCACCGAATCTAGCCACACACCCCCTAAGTGATACTAATTTCTGACCTTCCATATGGAGAATAGCTTCTTCCTCCGAATACCCTAGTTTAACCCAATATTCTATATTTACGGGGCGCAACTTTTTTATATGATATTCAATATCTTCTTCAGACATGCCTCTATCCAACCAATATTGTTTACTATAAGCCGACCCCTTGGGTATAATCACACCACCGCTTTTTAGTCTAGTAGTAATAACGCTTGGGTCAACATTGTATTTGTCGGCTATTACCCTAGTCGATTCAAAGTCATTAACATACATGCTTACCATTTGCTTAATTTCGTCCTCATTAAATTTATATTTTTTACCCATAATAGATTACATTTAACTATAAATATAACCTTATAATCAGAAAGGTAAAGATATTGGGTATTTTTATTTCAGTTCGTCTGGCAAAAATCCCAACTTTTCTATTATTTTATCCTTATCATACTCTACTTTTATTTTAGTGTTATACCTAATACACTTACCACCTTGATTGGCTGGGTTAGAATTAACCATAACTAATCCGTTGTATTTAGATACAGGAAAAAAGTTATCGTCCCCATATGAAAGAAAATTATCAAGATAAATCCATTCGAATTCCCACTTTCTATTCACGCTTTCTGCAATATCAACATTAAGGTCTCCGTTGACCTTATCGTCCAATTTCATTAACGCATCAAAGTCGATATTCTTATCGTTCATGGCTAACCATGCTTTAAATAATTGTCTTTGGTAGGTTACGTCACCGATATTATCAATTTTAATACCATCCATCTTAATAATATTACCCTTATTATCGATTTTAACGGGTCTGTAAACGACTTTCACCGAATCTTTGTCAATACCGTACTTCTTAGCGAATTTACTACGTATAAGGTTCATATTTGCCCTTGAGTAATTCTCTGGACGTTCATTCCAGTAAATCTTCACTTTGGCGTATGGTGGGATAGTAGCTATCGCTCCACGTTCTATAGTTATCATAAATTAATCTAATAAATTGGAGCCTAGCTTACCGATGGTACGCTTTTCCCCATATATGTCACCGTCTTTTGGTTCGACCTTTGACATTTTATCGATTTGCTCGTCTTTCTCAGCAATCGTCTTTCTCAGCTCGACTATTTTAACGTCAAGTTCACCTTTCTCGTTTTCTAACTTCTCCACCTCACCCTTATAACCGCTATTCTCGGTTAATCTCATGTTCTCAACCTCCTCCAATTTCTCCAATAACTTATTGGTCTCAATATCATCCGTAATCCGCACTATCTTCTCTACTTCCACCTCCTTAATCACTTCTACCTCTTTAATCACCTCCACTGGTACTTCCCTAATCACTTCCTTAACAACCTCTTTTACGACTTCTATCTCAATAGGTTTCGCTACGCCTTCACCTTCTGGAGAATAACCATATCTTTCTATCGTAAACGCAGTCTTAACCAGATCAACCATGAACTCATCGATATCAGTGATATCGTTAGCTCGGCAGTAATCTTTAATCTCATTATCTAATATTTTCGGCAATAGCATGTTACAAAGATACCGAATTTTATCGACTTTTTCAAGATTACCACATATTTATTATTAAACGTATGTACAATGGATAAACAAATAGAAAGAATAATACTGCGAGTAGACCCAGAATTGAAGGCTGAGTTCAAGAAGGTGTGTGATGAACAACATATGACCATATCTGGCAGAATAAAGCATCTGATGAAGATGGACGTGAAAGGAGAAAAATAAGACGTATGAAAACTTGTAGAACCTGTAAATTAGATAGACCCTTATCAGAATTTAGTAAAGCCCCCACTAATGCTGACAAATTAAATAATCGTTGTAAATCATGTAGTAATGATTATTATAAAGATTATAGGACTAAAAATTACGATAAAGTTATCGCTTCAGAACGAAAATATGAAGAGAAAAATAGTCATAATCGTAAAGAGTATCGAGAAGAACACAAATACGAGATAAATAAATACGCTAAGAAATATCGACTAACCAACAAAGATAAAGTAAAGAAATCTATTAGCGATTCAAAACTTAAAAGATATCACACTGACCCAACATTTAGATTAAAATCAGTCATTAGGAGAAGTATTTCTACATCCTTAAGTGGTAAGGGTTATTATAAGACTTCTAAGACTACTAAAATTCTTGGTTGTTCTTTTGAACTATTTAGAGAGCATATAGAATCTCAATGGGAAGATTGGATGAATTGGGATAATTATGGTAAGTATAATAGTGAATATGAATATGGGTGGGATATAGACCATATAATTCCTAGTAGTTCCGCATTAACTGAAGAAGATGTAATCAGATTAAATTATTATACTAACCTACAACCACTATGTAGTTATATTAATAGGCATATTAAAAAAGATACTATGATATTTCGTTAATTATCATATTTCACATTTTTCCAAACCTCAAAATCTGTATGGTTTGCCACCTTCCTAAAATGAGCTTTAACTGCTCTACTATGACGACAAAGTATGTCAATACTATCGACAAGTGGGTCAAAATTAAGGAAGTCTCCTTCCACAATATGTGTAGAATATTTTATACCTTTGTCTTCGTCAAAAGTTATATCTCCAGAAAATTTTCTCTGATACATTATATATTTGTAGTCAGATTCAGATTAACCTCAATCTCTTTGTCGTGTAATTTGTAAAATGGCATCTTTTCTCAATTTAATTTTAGTAATCCCATATCTCGTCTTTTAGGTTCTTAGGTAATTCCATTATTCGTTTGTAAATATTTCTTTATCCTCTTCCAAATCATCCACAGAATTTATCTCAAATTGATAGAATCCGTAACTACTTGGTAGGTCAATCTCTTCGTAGGTTCTAGTCGGTACGTCCCACCATAAAAATCCGTGCTTACCCACTGTTTCACCGAAATCTTGTTGTATAAGGGAACCAGGATACACAATAGGGGTTATTTTCTTTATTTTAATCTTCTTTTTCATAATATTCCTCTTTATTAGTTTTAAACCAATATAATAAATCACTATATTTATTTTCATTTTTCATGAAATCTAAACGATAGTCTATTTTTAGAGAACTAAAATATTCTAACGCTGCAACACATTTCAATTTAAAAATTCGCTCGTCTTTTATGTAACCTTTAACCTCTAATATACTTTCAACACCATTATCAATTAAAAAATCTGGTAAATATCTTCTCCTTATATTACCATCATAATAAGCTATAACGTGTCGATGTTTCTTAGTCCAAAAGTTTACTTTATCATCTCCATCTAATTCAACCATTTTTAATTCCTCCCACGAAGAATGATAATACTCATTATCATCAGTTTTAGTTGATTTGTACCACCCACGCTTACAATTATTATATGCGCCATAACTAGGTTCACACATTAACCGTTTTATACTAGCTTTAGAAATTCTATCCCTAAAAAACTCGTCTTGCCAATCAAAACTGCCATCCGATAACCTATGACGATTTAAAAATTCCAAATGCTTTTCCAACCGTTCTGGGTTTTCCCAACTATTTTTAACTTTAACACTTATTTCTCTTCTCTTCTCTAAACTATGGGTACCCCAACTATTTTTTCTACCATAATTACCATTATTTTCACCTAACTGATAGGTTTTTTGCCAATTATTTTGACATGTAGTCGAACAGAACTTTTTAACCTTATTAGATTTACTATCCTCATAGATATCAAATATTTTTGTACAACCACTATACTCACATTCTTTATTAACCTTATTTAGACTATTAGCCTTACCGCTGCACTTTTTACTACAATACTTCTGCCCACTCTTATAAGTTTTAAACTCACCATTACAATTTTCACATATCTTTATCATATTCTACTATTATTTATTTAGGCGTTATCCTTATATAAATATCGGTAAACATAATGAAAGAACATTAATTATCAATTTCCCACCCCATTTTAAGGTATTTATCTAATTCATCTTCGTAAATTTCTTTCTTATCCGTTAGATAAAAACAACTCCGCTTATGAATATCACCCATCATAACGATGTCACAGCCCTCAAAATGTGAAAGTGGTGTACCAGTATCAAACTCATATCCGATGTCCGTAGAAGCGCCTAGAATAGATGCGTGGTACAGACCGATATATGTGAAATCATCATTTTCGTTTGCAGTACCGACAAGTGAAGCCTTAAAAGCCTCAATGTCTGGTCGCTCGTTATGGTCAAAAATGGAGTAGTTGCACCAAACGATATTATCATCTACATAACACTCTCTACCCTTGTAATAAGATATGTTAAGTGAGTTAATTAGTGTCACAATTGGTGTAATACTGTCTACCCGTTCTTTATTATTCTCCAATAAGTCATGATTTTCAGCAACCAGTACAACGGGCGCTATAGCCGCCAATTCGGTTAGGAAAGTGGAGGTCATCATTAGTAACTCATTTGAAATGGTAATCTTCTGATGAAGAAGGTCACCCGCTATCACAATTCTCACCTCATGGTGGTCGTAATCTTTAGTAAGTTCCCGACATTTGTCGTAAAGCTCCTCAAACACAGCTTCGTAGTCACCATGCATTCGATATGTCCTGATATGAATATCGGCCATGTGAATTACGGATTTTATCATAATATTAAAATTTACTACAAAGATACGCAATTTAATTGACTTTTTCAATGTTATCATTTTATTTACTAATATGAATTATGTAACTCAAATACTTTCAACTATGACACCAGAAGAGAAAAAAGAAAGAAAAAGACTATATCAGATAGAATATAGAAAAAAAAATAAAGAAGCTCTGCGAGAAAAAAAGCGAGAATATGATAAAAAATATAACGAGAAAAATAGAGATAAGAAGTTGGCGCAGTCTAAAGATTATAGGAAAAGGAATCCTGATACTATTAAAAAATGGCGACTAAATAATGTTGATAGAATAAAGAAGTGTTCTCACGAATATTACGATAAACATTCTGAACATATTAAAGAAAAGAGTAAAGAGTGGAGGTTGGCTAACGTTGAGTCGGTCAAATCGTATAATAAAAAGTGGAACAACGATAATCCCAACTATAAAAAGAATTATTATCTTGAAAATAAAGAACAATTATTAACAAATCAGAAAGTTAGGCTACTCAATGACCCTGTATTCAAATTATCTAGAAATATCAGAAAACGGATTTGGGAGGGGTTTACTGAAAATGGATATTCTAAGGAATCTAGAACCTACAAAATATTAGGATGCACATTCGAACACCTCAAAGAACATATTGAGTCTCAATGGGAGGATTGGATGGATTGGGATAATTATGGTGAGTATAACGGAGAATTAAATTATGGTTGGGATGTTGACCATATTATACCTATCAGTTCTGTGTTGACTGAAGAAGATGTAATAAGTTTAAATCATTATACTAATCTACAACCCCTATGTAGTAAGACCAATAGAGATATTAAAAAGGCTAACTAAATATTTTATCCCATCTGTACCTTATATTTATGTAGGGTTAAGAGTTGCTTTGCTTCGTGCTTCATATACATTATGGGAATCTTACTCATTGTCTCAGTTATCTTATCCCAGTAACCAATCCAGATATGTCTACATTTTCTACCAGTCTCTAACTCATACATGTAAGCGTAAATGCTTAGTTGGAGAGTATAAATAGACCATTGGCAGTTTTGCATGTGCTCTACGGGCTTTAACAACGTCTCATTCCCGTATGGGTTGTGGAAGTGAAATGCTTTGTTGGTGTTATGTGTTACTGATAATGTATGACCATATAGGAATGTGGATGTAGGACTATCTACCTCAATACATCTGGTTGATACTGAATCTACTTTATTAACCGATATAACATTCTTAAAGTTACTATGGTTACGTTTGGGGTATTCTAACCCCACTTGATTTCTACATAAAAACGGGTTTACCGAATCTGTAGTAAAACAAACATCATAAACATCAATATCTTTACCATTAAATTTTTTAATGAATGGTATTACGGTAGTTTTAATACCTAAACTTGATACTATTTGTACCGTTGCGTCTACTTGCCATTGTCTGGTGGTTGACATCACGAATCTCTTTCTAGACTTATTGTAATGACCATCAGCGTCCATAAGACCCCTCAATAAATCCAACCTCTGCTCATATGATGATAACATGTAAACGTCTGGTATATGTTTATTACCTAATAAATCTAATTCGGATAGGACATGTCTTAGATTGAATACTGTTCTAGTTTGAGCCTTACCAGCACCCCCTTGACTTACGTCATCACCTATTTCGTAACCCCTACGTTTAATTTCTAACCACACCTCGGAATCCATGTTGGTTATCTTATTATCGGCACTATGTCCATCCCCCAACCACACACCTAAAACATATGGGTCTATAGGTAAACTAGAAGTTAAATTCTCCAACCGTCTAGTTATTTTAACTTTAGGTAGTTTATGTGACCACCTTTTACCAGACTTATTCATCTCATCAATATATTCTGACAGTTCCTTCGTTGTCATAATAACGTCTTTAAAGTTTTTATCTCGATAAAAAGATATTAGCCACCTGTGGTCTTCATCTGCCACTATGATTTCATTGTTATCAAATTTAACTTCATAACATGGAACATTTTTAATATTAGACGTATGTAGTACTCTACTTAAATTACCAGCCATATCATAAACCAAATCCGATGTGGTTATAGTTCCCATAGTTTTCCAACCAGAATCGGTTAATATTGGCGTATTAATATCTAACCCCTTCCAGTCACCAACATCGAAGAATACATCGTCAATATCAATAATAAGGTCACCCATACCAGCCAGTTCGTAATACTCAGAGAACATAATTCTCTCTGGCCACATTGTAACCCCTTCATCTACGTTCAGACTATCATACCCATCAATAGCTTTCTGCTGCAATTCAACCTCTGGAAACCATAATTTACCTTTTAGAAGGTACTCTTCAATGGCCTCGTGAACATAAGTACCGTACTCATTGGCCGTATCATTCAACTCTTGCCAGTAATCTAATATCTGTTCTTTTGTCCACCCAATATACGTCTCGTTCTTACTTCCGTTAGTGTCGCTCTGCTTTGAAATGGCAGTTGCAACACCATCAGCATCGAAGTGAGGCTCTATATTGGCCAACGTAGTTGTTACCGACCTATATCTCTTCCCACTTTCTCTGTGGATGTAGACGTGCTCAATCGGCTCTAGATAAACTTTTGATTCGTGTTTTCCTATATTCATAATATTACAAAGATACCGAAATTATCTGATAATTTCCACATATTTATATACAGCATGAAAGATTCAATAAAGAAACAATTAGGTGAAGGCTTAGAGCAGTACACAACCGACATTAAGGAAAACGAATTCGAAGTTGACCAGGATTTGAAGTATGAAGAGGTCAGAGTGGATGTGGTTAATGTTATGACAAAATTAGTCAATAAACACACTGAGACTTTCGGTGATAGAAATTCTTCCTTTGGGGCTGTGTTATCGGTGATAGAAAAGTTATACCTATGAAAAATAATATTAGAATACGATTACGTGAAGGTCTTAATGAGTATAGCGAATATGATGACGACCTAGATAATTTTGACGACCTAGATAATTTTGACGACCTAGATATGGAAGACGAGCCAGCGGCTCCTGTCAAAAAAATGAGTGGAGTGGTTAAAGCTTTTCATGGTTCTCCAAGTAAGATTAAAAGCTTCAGTGATGAGTTTGTCGGTGGTGAGGAGGCCAATGACCAAGAGGGTCCTGGAATCTACTTCACCACTGATTATAATGATGCTACTGGTTACGGAAAAGGTGGGTATGTTTACCAAGTATCTTTGAATATTAAGAATTTAGTTTCTGACCAACCATCAGGTAGTCTGGATTATTTGGTTGGCCCAGTGACTAAACTAATCAAAATGAACCCTAATTGGAAGAGTGTTGCCAAAGGTTACGATGAGGGACTAGGTGAAATGATAGCCCAATATTTACATACATCACAAAGCGAAAAAGAAGTATTCGTAGCCGTATGTAATAGTATATATACTAACGATTCGGTATCATTCGTTAGGAATATGGTTAAGTTGGGGTATGATGGTCTTCATCTGCCAATGAAAGGTGACGGTGCTAACATCGTAATTTACAATCCGAAACTAATACGTGTTGACGGTGTGAAGCAAATTAAATAGTAATACTATTAAGTCTACTCTCACTAGGTACTACAGTGAAGTTCTTAATCAATTCGTGAATACCTTTATGTCGATACTTCTGATAGATTTCAGATGGGTCACTGTCATTAGGTGGAGTACACAACTTAATCCTACCCTCTAAATCACCAACATTCAATTTCTTAAAGTTCCTGATAGCATCTACTCTAGCGTCAGCATCTAATAATATCACAATGTCTGCATTGGTCCCGTATAGGAATTCCATTAGAGTGTCTGATATTATCTTACCCAACAATGGAATTGAATTGGGCACTGGCATATGGTCAAATACCCCTTCGACTAAATATATTGTTGAATCGAGACTTATCTTCTGTTCGTTGAAAATGATTAGTTGCTTTTCCGCGTCTGGGTTCTTGTAAGCTGGGAAGATATTCTTTAGAAATGACCTAGCTATGAAGTAATTAAGGACTCCACTAGCATCATATGATGGGATTATGATACGACCAAAGAATTTACCCTCCATGGTGTACCCAATATCGTAGTAGTCTATCATTTTATCGTCAAGACCCCTCTTTTTGAGGTACGAGACCGCCTCATCCTTGCCTCTGTAACCGTCTACGGTGTCCGTTAAGCGTTTATACCCTTTCGGTAGCTTAAGTTCGACCTGTAGAATCTTATCTACGTCCTCATCATGAGAATACCCGAAATCGGGCTTGATTTGGTTGTAATTGTGGAGTAAATCTTTGGTTCCGTATCGGAAAATCAGCGTACCAATGGGTCCATGCATGTGATTTTCATCACTACAAGACCAACATTTGAATACCCCTCGCTTGTAATTTATTTCTAGATTCCCCTTACCATCACCATTGGATAACCCCTTGGACTCTGCACAGGCAGGGCAATCGAAAGCTATTTGACCACTACTCTCGTTATGCTTCTTAGGATGGCCTAGGAAGGATTCTAATATGTCGGGAATGAAAACAGACATAATGCGAAGATACACATTATGTCTGACAATTTCAAGCCGAACACAAAAGAGGAGGTTAATTCCACCTACCACTTTGCCGTAGAGCACCTACCACGCATGTATACGCATCGGTCATGAATATTGTCGCATCATAGGCGTCCTTTCTCAGGTTTAGACATATTTATTAATATGAGGGATAAAATAGTTAGACAATTAGGAAAGACACCAGTAGTAGGTATTTATATGGTTACCAATATAGTGAATTCAAAAATATATATCGGACAATCAATAGATATTGATAGGAGGTGGAACCAACATAGGTATGGTAAAGGTAGTATAATATTACGAAATGCCATTAACAAGTATGGTATAGAAAATTTTAAATTTGAGGTGGTTGAAGAGGTGGAGGTTGAGGGTTTATCTAATGGAGAGACTAAAGAACTATTAACATCGGTAGAACAAAAATGGTTAGATGATGAAAAACCATACCTAAAAGAGAATGGATATAATCAACAATCTGTCGCCAAACCAAACATACCTATTAAAAGACCAGAAGGTTATGGTAAACTAATCAGCAAAATAAAGATAGATAATAACCATTGCGGTAAAGGAGTTATCCAATATAACCTAGATGGTGGACTAATAAAAGAGTGGAAGTCTGCTGCCCAGATAGAGCGTGTATTAGGGTATCATGCTGAAAACATATCTGGATGTTGTCTTAAAAAACAGAAATCCTCAAATGGGTTTATTTGGAGATTTAAAGGCGAACCGTTAGATAATACTCAATTAAATGAGTTAATAGTGAGAAAAAAACCAATACATAAACAGATTAAACAAATCGATTCTAATGGTGTGGTGGTTAACGTTTGGTATTCATTAAAACAGTTGGTTGATACTAGCGAATTCGATAATAGACCCGTAAAAGCGTGTTGTAACAGTAAACGAGACGAATATAAAGGTTATAGGTGGGAGTGGGCTACTTAGGCCATCTGCCGACTTGGTTCATATAACCTATGACGGCACAGTAACTATCCGTCATATCGTAGTTTTCTTTCTTCAGTATCATTTTTGGCGTATATAACCACTTGATTAGTGGTTCTACATCTGCTACCTTATTCCAGATAACATCCTTCTTATCAATATCATACGGAAGTCCTCCGAATAATACAGCCTTCTTCTTTTCTATCTGCTTGTCAGTAAATGCAACACCGTCTTTCTTATGTGTTCTCTTAGCCATTAGCTCTGGGAATCCGAAGGCTCTAGCATCATATGATGAAATGAATTGTGGTGCTACTCCTAACGTTTCGTATACTGACCTACAAATCATTCCATTGAATCGTAGTAGTGTCGCCACCGTATACACGTTATTAGAGCGCAATAGTGGTTCCTCGATAATAACATCTGTTATCCCGATATCCGCATACTTGTTTAAGAATTCAGTTTCGAATATCTTTGCCTTATCACACAGCTCCTGAATTTTATCCTTTGGCGCTGGCTTGATTTTAGGACTAACATGGTGTAACAGTTTTAACTGACCCTTATCACCTAAGTCCTCGAATAGCGCTATTCCAATGGTTTTCGTGCTAACGTCCAATCCGAGCAAATAATTTTTCTTATCTTTATTTTTTTTCATAATCACATTTTTTTTTCCATTTAAACCCAGCGGCAGTTTTTTGTTTACCGTTCGTACAGTTTGATATACCACTTTTAATGTTTACACCTTCCTGTGCCACTTTTATAGATTCCCATTCTTTAATAAATTTACCATCTTTTGTTAGTTGTATAACTGGTACAGCAAAAGTATCCGATAACAGTTTTTTGGTCTTTTCACTATGGTGTTTACCATACATAGGGTGGGCTTCCCCACTGTAAACTCCAATATGTGCCTCACTCATTTTCCCCCTTATTATCATCGCAACCTTCTCACCATAGATATCTTCATAAGTTTTACCCTTCTTTTCGGACACCCTACCCTTACATGATTTACTCAAATTATCTCTATGCTCTTGAGACCTAACTTCACCGTTATTCAACCAAGGAATAGCTTTACCATTTTTTGTTTCAGACATTCTTCGTTTAGATTCTTCAGTATGTTTCCTACCTTTGGTTGAGGGTGGTTGGTCACCGCCATCTGTACTGTTAGTTAATCTAACACCTAATCCCCTATAATACGCAATATAATGCTGTTCCCAATACTGCCATTCTTCTTTTAAAACTTCATCAATAATTATAAGCTCTGGTCTAGATTCAGAATCAACCATCTTTCTAATCCACCTATCTTTATAACTATCATGTTTAAATCTCTCTGAAATATGTTTCCGTAACCTAACTTTAGGGTCTTTACTTTTACCCACATACCTTAATTCTTTTGTGGTTGGTTCCACCAACCCATAAATATAAACTATCTCTTTATCCATAATATTTTCAATATAAATATATCGTCAGCGTGAAAAAGTCTTTGTAGAGACATCTAGCCCCAATACCTTTTTACTTTGTTCCATTATAAGTGAATTATAATGTCCAATATACGAAAGATTAAATAAATGTCAAGTGTTAACTTATACGTTGATTCTAACCGCGAAGACTTTCAGCTCATTAGGCGTCTTTGTAATATGTGCATCCGTCTTACCGTACGCAATCAACGTACCGTTGTTGTCGTATAAACCAATTTCAGATATGCGTGGAGTATCACCATCTGAGAATGTTGAGTTTGCAGACCTAACAAACTCACCTCTACCTGCAAGGCAGATAACTTCTTGACTTACCGAAGTACTAACACTGTTATATACTACAGTTGAGGCTGTTTGGCTTACTATCACAATGTCATCAACAATTGTTGGGTCTGTGATAATTGCTATTCCTTTATCTAGATATACTACCCCTACTGCGGTATCCGCTGTTTGGTTAATATTAGTATTGGTCTGTAAGTTGAATCTCTCCTTTTTGTTTGCCGTAAATGGCTTTGTGGTATCAAATCCTGTACTCCAAGACTTAGACGCATCTCCATTTGGTCGATTTATCTGGTCAGAGAATAGGAACGCATAATTGGTCCCGAATGACGTAGTTTGGGTAGAGGTTTCTCCGTATCTACCGTCTTCTGCGCCAACGTTACCTTGTTTCTTTTGGAATGTACTATAAATGTTGTATGTTCCACCAGTGGTACCAGTCAAAGTAATACTAACTGCTTTACCGTCTAACATGTCACCATATTCAGCTTCTGGAATTGATATTG